TCCTACTTGTTTAAGCATTTCAGTAGCAGCTCCTACAGCATCGCCAGATAATGCTAATCCTCTTGCTTTTTCAAGATTTAATGATTTACCTGTAATTAACTCAGCACTTAATTCATTTTCAATTGATGATTCAAAATCTAATAAACTACTAGCTATACCTTCAGCTTGTTGTAAATTTATACCAAACTGTTTAGCTTTAACAACAGATTCAGCTAATTTTTCAGTACTACCTCCTAATGATAATGTTAATGAAGCTGAAGATTTTGAAATTTCTTTTAATATTTCTTTTTCATTTATTGCTAGTTTATTTTTACCAGCGTAGGCTTTGGCAGCCCCCATTATTTGAATATTAGTTTCTTCTTGAGTTTGGTTATTTAGAGTATTTAATTTTAATAAACCCATTAATTCACCATTAGTGAATCCAGCTTGTTCTCTCATCTTAGTCATAGTGACAAGAGATTCATTATCTAAACTTACTCTAGCTCCTAATAAGGAATTTATAGCCATATGGGTATCTTGGAGACCCTTAGTATTAACAGCTGTATCCATTGATGCATTAGCTATCCCTGTTAATTCAGTTCTAGTTGCTAAAGCTTCTGAGTATGTTAGGTTTAAACCTTTAGCCATTTCTCCTGTAGCAGCATCTACACTTTTTAGAGACATAACTAGTTGAGTTATAGCTCCTAAAGCTAAATTGGAAGGATTTGTAAGACCACCTATAACTTGACCACGTAAATTTTTAAATCCTGCTGATAGACCTTTAACTGATGATCCTCCTTCTTTAAGGGTAGATTCCATAGCTCCTAGAGCTTTATCAGTATCAACTAAATCACCAATTATAGGAATTTTTGACATTCCTTTTAAGAGACCACCAGCAATTCCCATTTTTTTATTAACTGAAGCTTGGAGAGTTAATTGTTTTTCAACATTTTTTACAAAATCTTTTTCAATTTTGAATTTTTCCTTAGCGGCAGCTACTATAGCTCTTTCTTTATCATTTCGTGCCCCAGCATTTTGTATTTGCTTAGCTGAGGTTTGGAGTTCTCTTAAGGCTATTTTTGCCTTTTCTGTTATAGTTTTAAGTTGTTTTTCAGAAAGTTTAGAGAGTTCTTCTTCATTGTTTTGAAGCTTTAAAGCAGCAGCTTCTAATTGATTATAAGATTTAGCTGCATTATCAAGAGAAGTTTTTTGGGTATTGATCTCAGAATTTATCTCTTTAAGAATATCACGTTGATCTTTAAAGGACTCATTAGCATCATCAATCTTACTCATAATTTAGAATGTTTTGTTATAAATAGGTGAGAATTCACAAATTTATTTATAACTTGCAGGTTTTTGATGATTTTTATTAGCTTCTAAAAATGCTGGAGCATTAACTTTACCTGATGGGTCTATTAATGTTTTTTCTCCTTTATTATTTTGGGATTTTGATTGTTCATTTTGTTCAGAATGAAATTCCTTAATTTTATTAAAGGTAAATTTTCTTAACCAAGTAGGCATATTATAAATAGTTTCCCATTGGTAACCTCCTTGACCATGAAAACATATTTCATGGATTTGTGTAAATAAAGCAGCTCTAACTTTAGGAACTATATCAAGCGTCAGGCCAAAAAAAGTTAAGCCCAATTGGGAGATCCACTCTAGATCCATTTTCATCGGGAAAAAAAGACAGATCTACGTCTGGTTGGATATCTCTTATATATTCTCTTAAAGATCTAGAATCTCTTGCTAAAAGATAATTATCTACAAACTCTCTAATGTCTTTTTTATCTCTTTCACCATTAACTGATTGGATTATATATTTTAATCTAGTAGTTAATTCAGGAGATGAGTCTTTGTTTATTTTTTTAAGACCTTCTAATTCCCTAGATATATCTTGTTCCTCTTTATGAGTAAGAAGTTTAAATGTTATTTTATTTTCTGAGTGTGGGAGAGTAAAGGCAAATTCATTTACTTTAGATTTAAATAACTCTTTGTCTATTTCTTTATTTTCTAGCTTAGATAAATCTATTTCATAGTCTTCTTCATTGTATTTAAACTTATAATTAGCTCCATACCCCAAAATACGCGCTGCGACCATAATAGCGTTTTTATCACCGATTAAAAGTTGACTATAATCGATTTCAGATATAATTAAAGATTTCATTAATCTATCTAATACTGTTCCTTTTTGAATATAAGATTGATTAGTAAGAATATCTTCTTCTTTAGCTGTCATATACTTCATTTCAATAGTACCTTTAGCTAATTCAGAGTCTTCAGGATAAAGTAATCCTTTTGATGGTAATTCAATTATCTCTGTTGGGAGAGTAAATTTGCTCATAATTTTTATTTTGTATAACTTATTTGTCCTATATAAATATATTGGAATATAAGAAGCTCACCCGGTATGGGCAAGCTTCTTTAAAAAATATTTGTTTTTTGTACTAGAAGTTTAATATACAGTAATCTGGTTGTACAGTCATTTTGACTTCAACAGCGGCATCTGTTGTATCCCAACCGTAATCACCAAATGAAGCATTAGTAATCATAGCTCCTTTAACTACCCACTCAGAAACAACATCTCCTACAGGACCAATCACATTAAATGTTAAGTCTTTTTTATAGAAATCAGAGTAACCATCTCTACCTGTTACTGATTCATGATGTAAACGAACCCATTCCATTACTGCTTGAGCTCCTGAAGGTGTGATAGGATCAAATAAAGTAAATTCCATTGTACTCCATTTAGTTTTACCTTTCACATAACGTGTAACATTCATGTGATTTAATTCTACAGCTCCTTGTTCTACAGAAACAGCTCCTACACCTTTAACCATAAATGATGGGATACCATCAATATACATTATAAACCTATTAGGCTGTTTTGGTTCAAAGGCTGTGAAAAATATTTCGTTTGGGTCTAGTATTGCCATTTTATTTTCTTGTTATATTTTATTATAAATATTTAATTTTTATTTTTTTATGCAGGAAACTCAGCTCCAGTTGGTAATAAAGTAAAATCTAAACTAACAAATTCTGCTGTTCTAGATGGTTGGATAAAAATCTGACCTACTAATTGATTTCTATCAATAACATCATCTGTGTTGTTTGTGTCATCCATGACTACTTTAAAAGCAAATACTCCTCCTTTTTGTTGAATTATTTCTAAGTATGGATTTACTTCAGACAAAAATTTATTTCTTGTAGTAGCTGTATTATTTTCAAATACTAAATTGTCTGCTACTTGTCCAATAAATGATTTTAAATCAAGTAATGATCTACGAACATTAATTCTATCAAGAGCAGAAGCTGCTTTTTGTAGTGTTTTCTGACCAAATACTACAATACCTTTTCTTGGAAATGTAGCTATCGGATTAATATTTTGATCATATAAAGCAGTTTTATTTGCTTCAGATAATTTTAATTTAGCTCTAAGTACTGTTGATAAACCGCCTCTACTAATTCCAGCTGGCGCCATCCATGAGTTAGATACTTTATCTGTATGGGCATACACTCCAGGAATTAATGTTGAAGCAGGTACAAATACATTTTTACCTGTTCCTGGATCTTGGATTTGTATCCAAGGCCAATAAGTAGCTGCATATGATGAATTTCTTGTAGTTGCCTGCGCTATAGCATCATTTAATGTTCCATCATATCCTACAGTGTCTAAAACATAAATATTATCACCTCTTTTTATTGTGTTAGCAATAATTGAACTAATAGTTGATGTGTGACTTTCATTTAAAAGTCCTGGAGTTGATAGTACATTAAATTGATAGTCATTATCATTAGATAATAAATTGACCATATTATTATAATTATCAGCTACTAATCCTTGTGTTTGTGTTGATATATCTTTATAAAAATTAGCTCCACCTTTAATTGTTCCAACAGCTCCTGTAAATGAACCACTTTGGTTAATTGGAATAGAACCTGTAAAAGCAGTTTTAGCATTTCCTGTATTATCTAAATACTTTAAAGTTGGGGATGAGACACTTTTTATTCTAACATATCGTGAATTATTAGCATAATCTCCTGAAGATATTATGGTTTGATTTAGAGTAGCATCATAGGCTACTACTTGATCACCAATTACTTTAGAAATATATCTAGGAGAATTTGGATCTAAATTTACTCCATTAAATGTTTCAAGAATAATTTTATCATCTTTTTTGTCATTACCTTGTCTAATAAGTACATTAAATGTACCTTGGTTAGTGTTGGAGGAAGCAATTTCAAATCTTAAATTATCTACAGTTCCATTAGTTAAAGTTCCATCTGAATTATGTGTACCTGAACTATTTGCTATAGTTCCTTCAGATAAAGTTTCTAATGTAAATGCTGCGTTATTAACAATATCATTAGCATCTAAAGTTATTACTAAGTCAGTACCACCATTACCACCCATACCCATAGATTGAGATGGGATAGTTATAACATCTCCAATTATATATCCAGAACCACCATTAGTTGCAGTTAAAGAGGAAATTGAAGTTTCTGTATTTAATGTTACACTACCTGTAAAACCTGCTCCTAAAGCCGAGTTGCTTGAACCTGATATTGTGAATGTTCCTATTGAGGCTGAAACAGCAGAAATGGATGTTAGTAAACCATTAGTATCTGTAGTTATTACCCCACTTTCAAGAGAATTAAAAGCAGGATTAGTGGCAGGTGTATATGAACCTGAAACTACTCTAGCTACTAAAAGAGATTCTCCTCCTTCTACAAAATAGTTATATGCTGATATAGAAGTTAAAAATGAGTAATTATCACTTCCACTTTCAAAAGAATCTCCAAATCTATTTACAAAGTCTGAGTATGAAGTTACTATTGTAGGAATTTCAACTGGTCCTTTCCATGTTGGTCCTATTATAGCGGCTCCAACAGCGATGGGTGTTGGAGAAATAAAAGTTTTGTCTATTTCATTAAGACTTACTCCTGGTGATGAAGGAAAATTTGCCATTTTATTATTTGGATTTTTATTTTGTTATAAATATAGTATTTTTTAGCTAAAATCTGCCCCTGTTGAAGTGATGTTAAAATTTAAAGAAATAAATTCAGCTGTTTTAGTTGGTTTTATAAAAATAGCTCCTATTAATTGATTATTATCTATAATATTAGGAGTATTATTAGTTTCATCCATTACTACTTTAAAATCAGTTAAACCTTGTCTTTGTTGAATAGATGATAAAAGTGGATTTACTTGGGCTAAGAAATCATTTCTTGTAGCTGATGTATTTTGTTCAAATACTAAATTGTCTGCTAAGTTACCTATTTGAATTTTTAATTCAATAAGTAATCTTCTTACATTTATTCTATCAGTAGCACTTTGTTTTTTCTTTAATGTTTTTTGCCCAAATACAGTTACTCCTGTAGCAGGTAAAGTTGCTATTGGGTTAACATTAGCTTTATATAAATCATCACGATTTGTTTTTGTTAACTTTCTTTCAGCTCTTAAAGCAGTACTCATTAATCCTCTAGATGTACCTGCAGGAGCATTCCATACTTCAGCCGCGGCATCATTAAAGGCGTATACTCCAGGGATTAATGTTGAAGCTGGTACAAAAACTTGTTGTCCTGAGGATGGATCTAAAGTTTGAACCCAAGGCCAATAAGCGGCTGCATATGAATTATTTATAGCTTTAGCTTCTGTTGTTACAGTAAGTATAGTAGATTGATAATTAACTAAATCTATAATAGTTATAGTATCTCCTCTTTCTTGACCATTTGATATTAAAGTACTTAATGTTGAAGAGTGGGATGCAAAATCTTTAATTAATCCAGGTACTGTAATAAATGTATATTGGAATTCATCTTTATTTCTAAGTAAGGATATGGCATCATCATAATCAGTAGCTATAAGTCCTTGTGTTTGAGTGTTAGTTATATTATTATAATACAAGCCAGCTTCTGATGGGATATTTGAGCCTACAGCTTCCTTAAAACTCCCAGTAGAAGCTGTGGGTATTGAAGCAGTAAACTCAGTTTTAGGGTCTCCTGAATTATCTAAATAATCTGGAGTTGGAAAACTTACAGATTTTACTCTAACATATCTAGATTGATTAGTATAATTACCAGTTACATCAAGATATTTATCAGATCCATCAGTCTGGATGGATTCAACTTGGTTACCTATTATTTTTTCTATATAATTAGGCTGTTTTGGATCTAATGATAAATTATTAAATGTTTCTAAAACTATAGGATTAAGAGTATCATCATTTCCCTGTCTAATTAACAATGAAAAAGTACCTTCATCTATATCTGGGGATTGGATCTCATATCTTAAATTATCTATACTTCCAGATTGTAATGAACCATCAGAGTTTAATGGAGAAATACTATTCATAATAATACCCTCAGATAAG